GTGAACTGCGCCGTGGTGACCATATCCGCAAGGACATTGTCAAAGGGTACATCCCAGCCGGAGAAATTGAAGCCTTCGCGGTTGGGAACCGCCGGAGCTGTCGCCGTGCCGCCCTCAAGGACATACTCGGTTTTGAGCACCGTAGCATCGTAGTTTTTGAACAGCACCTGATAGGTGCCGATGGCGCGATACTGTGCGGTGACTGTGAGGTCTGCTGTAACATCATTGAAGGCCATGTCCCAGCCGGTAAAGATGTATCCGGCGCGAGATGGATTGGCGGGAGCTATTGCCGCTTCATGCTCGATAACAGTTTCGGCCTTTAGCACCGTCCCGTCCCAGTCTTGGAAGGTCACCGTGAAGTAGGTCAGATACGCCTCCAACACGATGGTATTCAGCGTGTTGAAGATGGTATCACTTGCGCCACTGGACCATGCGCCCACGCACAAAAACACCTGACCTGTACTCGACAGGATTTCCAATGTTCTGGACAAGCCGCCTTGATCGGTGGCGTCATTGGTATCCAACGGGTCGAATACATAGTTGGTCAGCGTTTGCCCAGTGGTTAGATTTGGGGCACAGCCCAAACGAAAGCGATTCCGCATCTGCAGCGACACCCGATACTGGGTGCTTTCCTTAATGTTGAAGGTCCGCATACCGTTTGTGCTGTCTGCAGTCGCCGTGCCAGCAATATTCAGAAGCTGGTTCGCGTATCGGATATATCCGTTGTAGTCGCCATAAAAAGCACTCGCGCTGATGTCTAACCAGCCAGTAGCCATACCTTCACCTCCTTAAACCGTGCCCAGATTGCGGACGGCGACCGCATTCTGGCTCCATTGAATTTGCGAAATAATACGAGTAAGCGTTGCGCCATCCAGCGTCAGTGGAATGGTGACGTTGAGGGCTTGCGCGGTGGCTGCCATGCCATTCACGCCCTTGAGGGCAGTGTTCATATCAAGGTCGAAATCGGTAGGGATTGCTTTCTCCATATCCTTTTCCACGCCATCCATCGCATCTGTGAAGCCAACGCCGATACCTGTGCCCATGTTTTCACCGATACCGGCGAACACCTTAGAGGGCGAGTGGATACCAAGCAGACGCTTTGCGCCGTTGACGATGCCGGAGAAGAAGCTGGACACCTTCTGTGAAATCCATGAAGCCAACGACTGGATGCCGTGCCACAGCCCCTGCACGATGCTTTTGCCAATGTTCACAACAGAGCCGACGGCCTGCCCAAGTCCCTGTACCAGCGCCGCAATAATCTGAGGCAGTGCGGCAATGAGCTGCGGAATTGCCTTCACCAGACCCACCGCAAGCTGAACGATGAGCTGAATGCCCATCTCGATGATTTTTGGCAGGTTACTGGTGATGAAGTCGACTATGGTTGTGATGATTTGCGGCAGCGCCTCGATGAGCTTCGGCAGAGCATTTAATAGGCCCTCTGCCAAGCCCTGAATGATAGCAAACGCCGCTTCGAGAATCTGATCCATGTTGTCGAGGAGCGTCTGGCAGATGAGGATGATTGCTTCCACGATGGACGGAATAAGCTCCGGCAGTGCCTCTGCAATGCCGGTGGCGAGAGTGACGATCATCTGAACGGCTGCCTCCACGATTGCCGGTAGGTTGTCGATGATGCCCTGCACCAGCGTTAAAACAAGCTGAAGCGCCCCTTCCGTGAGAGAAGGCAGCGCTTCGATTAGCCCTTCAAGCAGGGTCAGCATGATGGAGGACGCACAGTCCACAATGGTAGGTAGGTTCTCGATGATGGCATTTCCGATGGCCATGACAATGTCCATACCGACTTGAATGATTTTCGGCAGATGTTCCATAATCATGTCTGCCAGCCCACCGACGGTGTTGCCGATAACCTCACTGATTTTATCGAAGTCATCACCGGCTTCCACAAGCCCGGAGGTGAACTCACCCAGCAGAGAAACGCCATCATCCGCAAGGTCTTGAAGCTGCGGGAGCAGTACCGTACCCATGACGCGCTTTGCCGCCTCGGAGCCTTGCTTGAGTCGCTGGACGGAATCGTCGAATGCACCCAGCTTGGCAATGCTCTCCTCGGAAAGCACAGCGCCCATTCGGTGAGCCTCATCAGTAAGCGCGGCAATTCCCTCCGAGCCTTGCGCAATGAGGGGATTCAAGTCCTGCGCGCTTTTGCCAAAGAGCTGCATGGCAAGTGCATCCCGTTCGGTTTCGTTTTGAACATTGCCGAGGGCATCAATGACCTCCCAATAGACCTCTTCGCTGTCACGCAGATTGCCGTTTGCGTCTGTGACAGACACGCCGAGCTGCGCGTAGGCATCGGCATATTTCGCGGAGCCGTCTGCCGCGCTCGCCATGGACTTGACGTTTTTTGCCATGGAGCCTGTGAGCGTGTCGAGAGATACATCTACCAGATCGGCGGCATAGCTGTACGCCTGCAGGCTCTCCACGCTCATGCCGGTGACGGTGGACTGTGTAAGCATCTCATCGGCGTAGGCGGCGGCTTCCACCGTCATGTCCACAAGCGCCTTGCCAGCAGAAATGGCTGCGGTACCGATGGCGGCGAGAGCCGCACCCATGGTGACACCAATGCCCTTGACCACAGAGCCAAGCTTCTCAAACTTACCACCAGCAGAATCCGCTTCCTTTGCTGCGCCCTCGATTTCATCGCCCAGCTTGTCTGTCTGCTTGGCGGCATCGGACGCTTCATCGCCCATGCCGTCGATAGCTTTTTCATTGTCCTTAAGCTCGCGCTCCATGCCGTTGAGCTCGGCTTCGGCATTGTTCAGAGCAACGACCCATTGCTGTGTGCGGCGGTCATTCTCACCGAAGGAGTCGGAGGCATTCTGCAGTGCCTTGCGCAGCGTTTCTATTTTCTCTTTCTGCGCGTCGATCTGCTTTGCGAGTACCTCGTTTTTAGAGGTGAGGGACTCTACGCTACTTTCGTTTTTATCGAACTGGGAGGTAGCGAGCTTCATCTCCGAGCCGAGCACCTTGAACTGTGAATTGATGTCGGCAAGCGCCTTTTTAACTCTTTTTCACCCTCGACACCCAGCTTGATGCCGAAATTATCTGCCATATATTTTCACCTCCTTCCGCAAACATAACATGAAAAAGGAGCAGCCCTGAAAGGTTGCTCCCAAATCAATTATTGATTGCCTTATTTGCTTTACATTTCCTTGTCATACTTGCATCGATAATAGATACCGATACCCGCGACAAAGAGATATGCAAACACGAGCAGTAACACTACTATCAAGTCGACATTCATTAAAGCCAAAGCTACCATCAGTGCTCCGAAGATAAACAGCATCGCGTCATACGCTTTTGCCTTTGCACGGTTTGCTATGGCAACATTGCGCTCGTCCGTCTTGTTTATTTCGTCCTGCTGCGCAAGCTCTGGGTGATTTTTCATTGAAGCCCGGTTGATGATGTCGCCCATACCATGCCCAAAAATACCGCATCCCAGCCCAATCATCACATAGGGCAGAGCTTGCATGATTCCCTGCGGTTCTCCTACAGTTTTCAGGATAATAAGACCTCCGGCTAACAAGGCAACGCCCAATGCGGTAATAAAATAGGATAATCCAACTTTTTTCATTTTGCTTCGTCTCCTTCATAGATAAATATCTCTTCGATGCTCATTGAGAAATATCGGGCAATCTTGAACGCCAAGATGACGGACGGATTATACCTACCATTCTCAAGGGAACCTATTGTTTGCCTTGAAACTGCAAGCGCTATTGCCAGTTCTTCCTGTTTGATGCCTCGCTCCTTTCGGAGTTCCTCTAATCGATTTTTCAAATCAACACCCCCAAAATTGGAAAGCAAACTTTCCATAAGCACAGTATAGCACTTCACGCATATGATGTCAGTTTACTTTCCATTCTTACAAAGTGTTCATATCCCTATAGGTATCAATTCATCTATGAAGTATTCCCGCTTGGCTTTTGCCAGCCCGTGGTATTGCTTATAGCACTCCCACTGGTCAAGCAGGTGGCCCAGCGGCATAAGCCAGATCTCCGGCTCCGACCGATGTAGGAGTGAAACGCCATAAAAGATCAGTCGGGCAAACAACTCCTCGTCGCTTACCCGACCACCGCGTTTTTTGAGTCATCCTCACTTTCCACATTGCGCTTGGCTCCCTTGAACATGGCTTCCATAATGGATTCCTTGTAGGTGGCAAGCTCCAGAGGCGAGGTCAGCAGCTCCACAGCCTCCTCGGTCAGAGGTTCACGCTTGTCCTGTGGATTTTGCAGGTTGTGGATAAGGACGCTCTGGTTGGCAAGTAGCGCAATCAGCCAAACAACCTCATCGAGTGCCATCTCAAAGTTTTCAGACTTCATGAGCTTGTCGCCGAGATTGGACAGGCCGCCGTACCGCTTGGCGATTTCCTTGGTAGCGCGGGTAGTGAGGATCATTTCATATTCTTTGCCACCGATGGTAATGGCGGCGCTTCTGTCATTAACCATTAGTCAGCACCTCCGGGAGTAAAGTCCGGCTCATACACCTCGGTGAACCAGCCGGAGATAACAGTTGCGCCGAGGCCCGTATCACCCTCATTGGCTTCGGCCTTCCACGGATGCTTGCTCTGACCGTCCAGCTTGTTGCGGCGGTAGATCGTGCCCTCAATAGTCGGCGTCGAGAAAGTGATGCTGTCGCCCTTGGTGGCGAGGTTGGTTGCGGGGATACCAAAGATAACGCGGTAGAGCCAGAAATACTTGTAGCTACCGTTTGACTTCCGTGCCCGGAAGCCGATAGCGACAGGCACGCCGCCGTTCTCCGATGCGGAGATCAGCACATGATTCGAGTCGATTTGTGCTCCGGTCAGCGCATTGGCAGAGCCGGTGCCGATGTCGTCAATGCCCAGCGTGAGAGTGCCGGACTTGAATTCCTTGACCGCTTCTGCCACGCCATCGTCAGCGTAGAGCGTCGCTTCATTGACCTCCACGGACAGTTCCGCGCTGATGGCCTTTGCCAGTGAGATGGGAGTACCGTAGGTCTCCGAGCCGTCAGCGGCTTCGGTAATGGGTGCATAAAACAGCCGATCAAGACCGATTGTTGCCATAGGTCATTCCTCCAATTCGTAATCATAGTCCTTCGCCACATCAATGGCGAAATGGTGATAGCCGGTATCGTCCTCATGACCGATGTACCGGCGGTCGGTTATGGTAATGTCC